CTGATGCAACCTTGTCCGTTATGTAGTCTATGCCACCGCGCTTGGCCACATCGCTTAGTATGCGCTTTTTTAACGCTCTGCCCGCCATTTGCTTTTCCCCAAATTTTGCAAAATTTTACGTGGGGCAGCGAAGGATGGCAAGGGGGGTGCAGGGGGGGGTATGGCTGAACATGTGGGATTTGTGTGTGTGAGGGTATAATAATAACACTACCGGCGAAAAGCTTTGGCGGGGGGGGTTTTTGCGCCTGCAAGCTGCAAAAGCTGGCCGAGTTGCGTCTGGTGCATGGCCTTTATCGCATAATGTTTATTATGTTAAATTTATTGTGCAACGATAACAATGCCTTAGCATTTTACAACTATCTATAGTTGTATCATAGCTGCATTTTAGGCGCATCCTGACCAGTTGGTCAGCTTATAAAATTTGACCATTTGGTAAAAAATGCGTATTCGCGCGCGCGTCTGTGTGGTGACGCTTCACTGTGTTGCGCGTCACTTTTTTGCATTTGATTGCGTTTTATGCTTGCCCTTTATATATCTCTATGCTATCTATTAGATATCAACAGAGAGGAAACGCAATGAAATATAAAGCTGGACAATTAAACGACGGAAAATGGGCGGTTCTTACCGGCTCTAAATACTTCACTGAGTCAGTGACGGATTCAAAGCAAGCCGCAGAGCGTGATGCGCTAATTAGATCAATGCAATGGTATTATGCCATGAGCGAAGAAGCATGGCAGGCTGGTATTAACGCGGGCATAATTGACCACAGCGAAGATAGAACAGATTACCTGTGTTGACCCATCGCTTAGCAGCGCTTAGCGGCGCTGCCTTGCCATGTGTCAAGCATGAAACAAAAACAAAACATGGAGCAAAAAAGATGGATTATGAAAGCGAATTGTTTGAAGTAGATTATCACAATGGCTGGCTTGTCATCAAAGACAAGGAAACAAACGAGCAGGAATGCGTGCAGCTTACCAATAACAAAGGCCGCAACATCACGTTGAATCAATTTAAATCCGGCATTAAAACACACGGTTTAGACAAAGCGTGTAAAACGTTCTTGAAGCTTGCGGCAACATATAAACCGACAGCAAAGCAAGTTTATGCTTGACCATATGATAGCAATCAGATATCACTAAGATATAACAACATAAAACACGGAGACAAAGACAATGAAAGTATTATCAATAGACTTACAAGATAACGAAATAGGTGCAAAGCGTGACCGCGTTGCCAACGGCTTTTCCAATGAGCTGACCGTGATAGAGCCAAAGACAGGCCGAAGCATTGCAACTTTTCGCACCTATATCACAGGACACACCTTTCATTGCTGCGCTTGGTTTTACAGCGCCGACAGCTACGGCACGGGCTATGGCAAGGCAACCGGCGGCGGCTACTGCAAAGAAAGCGCGGCAATAGACGAAGCCATTGCAAACGCTGGCATTGCCTTAGACAAACGCTTTGGCGGCCGTGGTGAAAGCGCTATACGCGACGCAGCTTTAGCCATCGGCCGCAAGCTTACCGGCAAGCGTAATTTGATTCTACATAAAGCGCACGGATAGGCCGCATGATGCCCATATTACACAAAATAGCCGCTTGCTTATTCTTGCTGCATCTATTCGGCTCAATGTCCTATTTGGTTTGGCTTCCAATTCTTTTGGAGGCCACGCAATGACCCGCCAAGAGCTTATCGCAATCATCAAATCAATTCGCCCGCATGACATCGCGGGCGGCATTGTCCTCTTTGCCGTGCCGATCATAGCGGCAATTATCGCAACCATTGTCAAAACAGGAGTTTAATCATGTCTAACGAAAAGCAAACTTTCCAGAACCAAGCTAACCGCATGGCAGCGCGTAAAAAGTTTCTTGACGCGCTGCAGGAAGATCAACGCGAAGCGCTGCAAAAATCATTTGACGCAATGCAAAATTGCGTTTGGATGCTTAACGAATGTAACGATCTTTATGTGTCAGACGTTGCCAAGCTGGAAAGCGCCTTCCATAGGCTGCAAAATATATTCTTTGATATAGATCCAAGCGAATGGCAGCTTGAACGCTTTGCCGAGCATGATGTCAAATGGCCACCTACTCCGCGTGGACGTCCGGCAAAATCTGATTAATGTAACATTGCGCTGACGTCATCGTCAGCTAAGCCTGCCAAAGCCTCAACCATGCTTTGCGCAATTTGTTGAACGCTTGACCCGTCTGTCAGGCGTTCTTCAATATATTCGGCCAGCGCGTCCAATTCCGCTTCCGCTTCATCATCGTTTTCTATCGGCATTATCAGCGTTAGCTTTATCATGCGGCCACGCTATCCCAAAAAAAAGACCATGCAAAGCTTTTGCTTCACATGGTCAAGTATGTCGCTGATATGAGGTAAGAGCAATCAAGGCGCGACATAACGTAGACAGGGAGGAAACTACGTTAGACAAAACCTACGCCAGTTATGTCCAACAGACAAGCCCCATAAAACCCCGAACAGAGCCGCATAAACCAAATTAAGCACCCACCCTAGCCTGACGTATCGTTTCGCGCCTCTATGGCCCCTCTACGGGCTTCCAATCGCCATCTTCTATATATACCGCAGCACACTCCGCGCCAAGCGCAGCATATCCCGCCAAATCCACGAATCCATCCGCGTCCACCTGATGCGAGACGCGGCTAATCTTTAGCAGGCCCATCATCATACACACGTCCGACGCGGTTAGCGTTTCTTTTCCCGCAATGTATGCATTCCACATTACCGCAATCCGCTGGAAGTTTTCTTGCGGTGGCCCGTAGTCCCTATTTCTCGATCCATGCACCAGCGTTCCAGCTTTTGCCAGCACCTTCCCGCGTGTCGTATCCGTATTCATTTCCGTTTCCCTTTTTCCAGTTTAATTTTGCGCTTCAATATTTCTGCGCGCTCTGCTGCCGTCCAGCGCGGCAAGCTTGGATCAAACCTGCGCCGGTTGGCGAACCCTTCCAATTCGGCAAGCGTAGAACAGCTTGCCAATTTTTCATCAAATGACCTGCACCATTCACGCCCGACAAAATGCCCGCAAGGGTAAGTCACCGCTTTACCTTCAGCAAACATACGATCCAACCATTTTTCCAAACCCTTTTTATCCATCCAAATTCAACCTCGGCAAAACCGCAGCTATGCATCACTTACCATTCTTAACAACCCTATAGGGTTTTGTTAAGAATGGTAGTTAGCAGAGCATTTAGCCAATGTTATTAACATACACTTAACATTTACTAACATTCACTACCATTTTATCACCTAAGCTATTGATTTCATTGAACCTGCAAAACGTTACTAAATGTTAAGCCGCTTATCTTTGCCGCCTAATCCTTCACACGCCCATCTTTGGCCGTAAACCATACTAAACCCTCATTTTGCACCGCATGACCGCCTGCAATCAGCGCATCAAGCGCCCTTGTATACGACTGCCACGGATTACTTGCGCCGGTAATTTTGCCCTTGAAGTGATCCCGCAAAACTTCTTCGTCAATCGTCCAGTAGGCGCTTGCCTCTGGAAATCCTGCGCCCGCTGGGTTTGGTTGTCCGACGCGTTCACCGCGCAGCTGCGTGAAGCACCGCTTGAGTAATAGTTGATTCTTGCCGCTTATCTTTGGCTTGCTGGCTTCTTCTATTTGCTCTGCGCTGGCCTCTGATATGGTGCAAGTTGTGACGGCATCGCCGTCTTCGTCTTGCCCTAGCTCGATCACGTCCAGCACAAAATCAAACCTTGCGCCGGTTTCCATGTCGCGCTGCTTTGTGGCTATCGCGTAGCGAATGCCGGTTTCCGCGTCGTGATCTAGCTCAATTTCTGCGTCCGTTGCGCTGCGCAAACTTGAATGGCCGCGCGCGCCCGCTGCTTTATCCTTGCCGCTATGATGCACGATCATAATATGCGCCAGCGTTACTTGGCGCAGCGCATCCACGTTGCCAATAAATCTGGTCATATCGTCAGGCGCATTTTCATTGCCGCCCGCCATGCTGCGCGATAATGTATCCACCACAATCATACGCACCGGCCCATGCTTGCGCGATACTTCACGCACCAGCTTGGCCAGCTTTTCAAGATCCGCGTTTGGGTCAAGCAAATTGACCGGCGACGGCCTGACAGCAAGCTTGACGTCTTTATGCTCAGGATATTTTTGGCGCAGCGCAACAATCCGATTGTGAAACGCATTGCCGCCTTCCGTTGCCAGATATAAAACGCTGCCGCCTTGCACCTTGCATCCGTTCCACGGCTTACTTGCCGCCACATGCCACGACATATCTAGCGCAAAGAATGATTTGCCTGTGTTGCTTGGCCCGTACAAGACAGACATTTGCCCTTCGCCCAGCCATTTTTTGACCAGATAATTTCTTGAAAGCTGGGCCTGCGCATCTTCTGGGAAAAACACCTCGTCCAGCAAGTTATGCACGGTTAGTGCTTTACGTGTGGCCTCCGGCCCTTGCGTGACCCAAAGATCATTGAAATCTGTGCCTTCGCTTGGCGGCAAAATATATTCAACGCCATGCTCAGCAAATGCTTGCTCCGCTGCTTTTATGCCAGCCTCGTCATTATCGCCTGCCACCACCAGCGTTGCGTTTGGCTTGGCTTCCCTAAGACCCGCCACGACCTTATGAATATTGCCTGCGTTTAGCGCGAACACGACTGGCTTGCCCGTTGCCTGCGCAATGCTTGCCGCTGTTGCCCAGCCTTCAGCAATATATGCAAAATCCCTGATTGGCCCACCGATTACGGAGAAATTACCATTTACCGGCATTTTATACGAAAATTTCTTTTTGCCGTCTTCGTCTATAAACTGCACGCCTTGGCGTCGGCCTGTCACGTCAATGATTGGTATCTGCAGATCAGGCCCGTCAATAATAGCGTTGTGACGTTGTACGTTTTTGCGTACCAGATACGGGTGCGTTTCCGCTTCCTGCGCTTGCTGCGCCTGCTCGATTTCCGGCATTATTTGTTCCCCCTGCGCTGGCCATTCTATGGCTTTATTTTGCGGCCTTGCAAGATCCGGCATTTTATTTGCGTCCGGCCATAATCCTTGGCTGCGCAATGCTTCTTGTATGGCCTTAAAATCATTGCATTGCCTGCAATTAACCATGACCTCGCCGTTAAATTCCTTTATCCAAAACCTGTCTTTGCCGCCGCAATTCGGACATGCCCCATGATGCTCTCCCTTGCTGGTTTGCTTTAGGTTAAGGAGCTTGACTATCTCGTTGCCCCATTCGGCCCAATGCGCGGTGGGGAACTTGCTATCCTGCCTTAAATTATTTAACATAATCGTGCATACCTCTCCTCATGGTTGCCCCGCCCGATTAGGTTTCGCACTGTTCGGGCGGGGCTTTTTTATGTCCTAAAAGGGTATTTCATCATCGAAAGATTCTGACGCCGATTGGGGCGCTGCCGTGGCAGGCGCTGGGCTTGCTTGCGGTAGTGCAAACGGATCATCTTCCGCTGGGCTTGCTGCGGCTGTGTAGCCCCCGATCACAGCATCGAATGGATCAGCGCCATGCTGAAGCTCGGCCAATTCAAGCACCTGAACAGCGCGCAATCTCAAGCTGATGCCATTAATTGATCCAGTGTTGTACGGCACCAGCGTTACGGCCACGTTTACTTTACTGCCCGACGTCAGCATAAAGTCATCCGGCAGCTTATTGCGCTGCGCATCGACCTGACGCGGCGGGCTGGTTTTTTCCATGCCATACGCGCCTTTTAGTTTTGCCTTGCCGATTATTTCGCCATCATCGCCCTTTTTATATGGCAAGTTTGACGGCTTTTCCGGCCATTTCTTTTTGCTGTCCATCGATGCGGCGTTATTATACGCTTCCATGCATAGCGAATGAAGCTGCTTCGCCTGATCTGGCGTCATAATGAATGACATGTCGTAGGCAGCCCCATCATCCAGCGCATCGCATTTCACGGATCGCATTTCGCCGCTGTCGAATTTATATGTGCCGTTTAGTCGTGGATAACGCGCAACGGCGTTACTGATAATATGTTGCATTTGCAACTCCTTGGTAAATTGCGTGGCACCCCCACGCTGGGATCTGTTGTAACATTTGTTAGAACGCGCCTGACGCGTTCATCCAGTCCGGCAAATGGATGGTGTTTATCTCATCCCAGCCGGTGTCATATTCTTCGTTATCTGTGGCATGCTTAATCGTGTAGAGCGTTTCCATCATGCGATTATGCGCGTGCCGCAAATACATTTCGCTCATTTCGTGAACGCATACGGCGTAAGGCTTTTCCTTTTCAACGCAAATAAACATAAACTGTTTTATGCGTAGCCCCTCAAGATTAAGGCAATGCAAATAAAACGCCGCTTGTATATCGTAGCCAAAATTCCTGACCGCTCGGTCAAATCCTTTTGGCGATGCATCAACGCACGTCTTTACGTCTATCGCTATGCCCTGCTTAACCAATAGACCATCTGGGCGTGTTTTGAGCGGCAAATCTAAATCTGGATCTGTCACGAAGAATGACGCTTCTGCAATCAGATCAGAATGCGTCAGCAAATGATGCGCAACGCTGTGCTGCAATACAGACTGCGCCATATCTATGCTTTGCTTGTATTCGGCCTCCGGCAGAAGCACAGCGCCAGCCTTGTCAGCGTCTTCCTTTGCTTGCTTCCAATCCTTGCCGCGCCTTGTTTCCGGCCCGCATCTGACTAGGCTTTTTTCCGGCTCCAGCAAATGCGCATGGGTTGCCGTGCCAAGATCAAATGCTGCGCTTTCTTTGCGCTCTTGACCTTTCCAATGCGCCAGCGATTTGCTGCTGACCGTCTTTACGTCCGACGATGATATTGCCGGTTCAAAATGATATGCCTCGTTCGACATGTCTTTGCGCATAACCATTATGCACGCCCCCTTCCATATAATGCAATCAGCAACGCCTCTGCGCGATGCTCATGCTTTTTTAATTTTAATTCCGACGCCCGATCAGGGAACCATTGCTGCGCCAGACGTCTTGCTGCGTCTTTATCCTTTGGCAAATTCAGCGCGCGCTTCCAATTAACTGGGCCTACTAACGTAAACCTTGAGCGAGAAAGCGCAACAGTAGATGTGATCTGGCCAAACGCATAACCCAGCTTAAACGTTGAGCTGACGCCCTGCTTTGGCATTGCCTGTTGCCGCTCGATCCATATGTGATCGACTGCATCGCAGCTCATTATAATATCGTTTAGCGCCACGACATCCACGCCGCCCTCGCTATACACCGGCAAGTCATGCACCTCAGACCAAGTATCTGTGATGATTGCTACGCCGCCGGTACGATATCCGCAGTCTATGCCAATGGTTACGGGGTCGCTCATGGTTGAGTCCTTATTCAGTTAAAGGTTGCTCAACCACAATATCGTGCTTCGCAAGGAAGTCACGCAGCGCCATTTCCACTGTTGCCGCCTTTGTCATACGCGTCTTGTCCTTATACAAGTCCAATCCCGCAATCACCTCTGGCCGCACGCGAACCAATAACTGTTGAAGCTCCATTTTCATTCTCCTTCTGTAGCCTGATTACAACAGCTACAGATAAACATATATCGTGTCAATAGCACTTAGATATAAATTAATTGTTGACAGATATCTTTGAGATATTGTAACTTATATTTATCAAATCAGGAGGCCCATAATGAATAGCAGCGAAAATAATTTAAAAGTTGGTCAGGACGTTTGGATTAACATGTCTAGTTTTGCAGACGATGAAATGTGGGTAAAAGGTAAAGTATTAGGCTTTACGCCTAAAAGGATTAAGTGCTGGAACGAAGCCAGAAGCACAGAAGGGTTTTACGCCCCGCATAAAGTAAAAGAGCCTCAATAATTTAATTTAACTCTAACAGGAGAAACCAAAATGAACCTTACGCATACACATGAATTTCTAATCACGCACATCACAGATAGCGGCACAGGCTTTGGCGTGCGTACTGACAATGGCGAGAGCGTACATATTTCGCCGCGCTTGTTGCAGCAGGCGCACGCAAACCTTGATGACATCTGCAAAGGCATCATCGTGCAGAACGCCATCGAAGAGAACCGTGAGCGCACGCCGTGGGTTGCCGCCTATGTTCAGGAACGACGCCCAGCGCGTGACGTGCTGGGCTTGGCGACTGACGCGCCAGCAGAGGCCGTTCAGGCGCCCACCGAGGAGCCTGAGCCGATTGATTGGGCTGACGTCCAGCGGAAGATCATTGCGTTCTTACAGAGCGCCGACGTGACGTATTGCGAGACGGCAGACATCGCTGACGTCGTTGGCGTTGAGACGCGCAAGCTTTCGCAGCACCTGGAAAACATGCACGCACGCGGCGAGATATGCAAAGCGCATGTAAACCAGCGCGCAAACCAGCAGCGCGCAACCTTGGTGCTGTGGAGCATCAACGCGGATGTGTACAAATGATCTGCACGACTTGCGACGGAACCGGCTTCATCGAGTTGCCGCGTTTCGTCAACACGCCGGACAGCGACGCGTGGACAACGGTGCGCTGCCCAGAATGCCAAGACGAAGACGACTTCGACTGGCGCAATGAAGAAAAGGAAGAGTGATGACTAAGCAGGAAAATATTATTTCGATTGTATCCGAGGCCGTGGAAAAGGCTTGGGAAGGATCAGGCAGCGCAAAGGAAGCATCAGAGAAATATCTGGCTATGCTTCAGCAAGATGATGTTTTGCGCGAAGAGGCTACACGCCGCCATTTGGAGCGCATCGCATATTTGGATGTTGTTGCGCAGCCCAGAGGCTACCGCGCGCGATTTAAGCGTGCAGCGCATCAAACTGTTCTAAGCAAGGGCGAGACGTCAACGCCAGCCGTGTCGCTGAAGAACATGGCACCCGCATATGCCAAGGATATGTTTGAGCGTTGGCTGTTGCCCAATACCGGCATCTGCTTGGGCGATGCAACAAGCGAGGATCTTGAGCAGGCGATTATGCACGAGACATCCCGCAGCAAGCACCATGAAGGGCAGCGCAGCTTCTATTCTGCCATCAAGGCTCGCGTCACTGATGATAAAGTCGTCAGAGATGTCTGGAATATCAGCGAAGTCAAAGCTGAGTATGAGCAGGCTTTGGTAGAATAATGTTTAACAGGGGGTCACGCATCGATCGCAGAAATGCCAACAATATGACGCCCCCACCTTACAACAGGGGGCCGTGGGAGCGGCGCAGAAATGCCACCAGAGCAGCGCCCCCGCCTTATTTTGGTGCCACTACAGGTGCGCAGAAATGCCAACCAGTTGCCGCGCCAATGGGAAGGGTCACGAGCGCCATGCAGCAATGCCGATTAGCTATCACCCTTCCCAACCATTCAAAAGGGGGCCAAGTATCGATCGCAGAAATGCCATGCATATTACGCCCCCACCTTACAACAGGGGGTCGTGAATAGCCCGCAGGAATGCCTACGAAGATGCACCCCCACCTTACAACAGGGAGCCATCCAAATGACGCAGCAATGCTATTCATAAATCGCTCCCGCTTTATTTGGTGCCGCTCAACACGCGCAGAGATGCCACTCTACTGGCGCACCAACAACCAGAGGCCACTCCAAAAACGCAGAAATGTCAGGTACGCTTCGCCTCGCATAAAACAAGGAGATCCATTATGGATAAACGTTACGAAGACCCAACCATTGCCAAGATATATCTGACTTGGCGCAACAGGCAGAACATGGTTCGCGCTGAAGCAAAGCTCGTTTTGCAGATTAAGGCAATCTGCCGCAGCTTTCGTGACGGCGACATCAAGGAAGCCAATAAGCTATTCGCTCAACTGAAGAAGGGCGAAGGCACAATGGACGAATATGCCGCCACAAAGCCACTATTTGAGGCAAGGCAGCCGCTCTTAGAAAGCCGCGCCGAGTTTGAGAAGTGGCTTGTTGGTTTGGCAAAGGAGCTGCCAGTATCAACGTTTGTCGATAAGGTGAAAGGCTTTGGTCATCTGGGCTTGGCTGGCATTGTTGGCGAGGTAGGCGACTTCATGGAATATGAAAAGGAGCTTGACGGCATATACAAGCGCGCTGGGCTTGCCGTGATAGATGGCCAGAGGCAGCGTAAATGCAGCAATGCGGAGATGGCACTGGCGCATGGATATAGCCCGTCACGTCATTCGGTATTCTGGACGATTGGCGACAGCCTGCTCAAGAGCCAAGGTAAAGAAGAAAACGCTGGCCCGTATCGCAGGATATATGACACTCGCAAAACGCTTGAGCGCGAGCGTGTAGATAGCGATGGCCACGCGCATAATCGTGCATTGAGATACATGACAAAAAAGCTGGTGCGTGATTTATTTGTAGAATGGAAAGCAGCATGATTAAAACAACATGGGTTGCCTTGATGGTATTTTCATCGCCATATGAATGCGCAGACTTTATTGAAAAATATGAGGCAAATTTATACGGGCCGGTGCAATGCGTTATCCAGCGAGAAAAATCAAACACCGTTCGCCCTAAGCGCAAGCCAACACAGGAGAATAACAATGGCTAAATGGGATTTATCGAAACTGGAAAACAGCGCCAGCGTGGGCGCGCATATCGACGAGGATAGCAGCACGCCGACGCAGCCAACGCCGCTGATGCTGGTCATGTCGATCAGGCGCAAGGCAGACATCATGCGTATGGACGCGGGGCGTGGCCCCGAGCGCCTGACGATCAAGCAGCGCGCCGAAGAGATCATGGCGCTTTGCGAGATGCTGGAGAAGCGGCTGTGACGGAACATATGACACCGCTAGAGCGTTGGAAGGAGCTGGCGATCATCGAGAACGCGCGCATGAAGCGCAGGCTGATTGGCCGCGATGATATGCACGCGTATGCCCACAAGCCGTGGCCGCTGGAGAAGCTACGCAAGGAGATCAGGCGCTGCCTGAGCAGGCACAACGAGCTGTCTGTGGGCGACCTGTGCAGCATGATCGAGCAAGACGCCGTGCATATCGACATTGGCCTGAAGACCATGCGGGAGCGGCGCACAATCATTAAAACGTCGTTTATTGAGGGCCAGCAGCTGTACCGCCTGCGCACTCAGGAAGAGTTCGCGTTTTAATGCTAATTAAGCTCACAGATAAGGATATGGCTGATTGCCGCCAAAGCGCTAATTTGCGCTCAACACTTGCGCGGGCCAGCGGTATAGTGAACCAGCAACGCGATACGCGCAGCGGCGTTGATCTGGATTTCCTTGGCATACGCTCAGAGGTTGCTGTCGCCAAGCTTTATGACGTTTCATATAATCCCAACACGCTTGGCGTGGATGACGGCATTGATCTATGGCTTGGCGAAATAAGCATAGACGTTAAGTCTACGTTTTACCCGACAGGCCAGCTTCTGTTTAAATCGCTTGAAGCATTTAAGTCACGCGCTGCGGTGCTTGTGACAAAGACAGATGACGAAAATGTGATGGATGTTGCTGGCTGCATATCACGTAAGGCATTTGTCGAAAAAGCAATGCAAACTGATTTAGGTAAGGGGAAATGCTTTGTTATGCCGCAAGATCAACTATGGGGCGTTGAGGAGCTTTGGCGGTCATATAAGTGCGAGCAACTTTGCCCGTAGTAACATTATGATATTTATAGTATATTCCGGCTGTGGCCAACAGCATCAACGTCGGACGTGCTGGCGAGTTTCTCGTCGCCGCCGAGCTGGAGCAGCGCGGGATACGCTGCCATCGAGTCGATATGCAGGACGATGACCTATGGGTTAAGTCGGCCAGCGGTGATCTGTTGACCATGCAGGTTAAGGCGACCCTTGAGCCGCGCGGCGATCGTAAACGTAAGCCGTGCTACATGTTCACGCGCGCAAACGGCGATGCGCAAATATTTGCGTATGTGGCATTGGATATACGATTGTTTATACTGCGCGGGGCGCCAAGCGGTAAGACGGTGCGCATAAATCCCGCCGATTTTACGCGGCAGGCTATGGATGACAGCATTCAGGCGATGCTAGGTTAGACCATCAGCTCGAAATGCGGGGCGTCGATAAACGGGCGTCTGCCCTGCCCGCGACGCGTGTCGATGTAGTCGTTCATCGCGTCCTCCATCGTGCCATCCCACTGTGCTATATTTGGCACAGTCCACGCGGCACCCCACCTGATTGGCACATCCACCTCACGCGCAGCTTCTGCCATTGCGTCGGCTATATCGTCATACAAATTCAGCTCCCACGATCCACGCGGGCCGACATAGGCCATGAGATCGACGGCCAGCCCGTCTATGTGCTTCGATTTCATCGTCTGCGACGCGCCGCTTTTCACAAGCTCGCGCTGCTCCTCGATGGTGCGAAGCCCGCAGATGACGCCGAAGTCGATCTTGGTTCTGTGGATTGCGCTGTTGACGACAGACGCCATGCGCTCGTCCACGCCTGACAGCTTATCGCGGCTGCGTGCTGATAGTTTAAACGTCATTTCTTCAAGCCTTTCATTGTGCGGATGCCGAAGCTGGCGGCGATGGACGCATACATGCCCCACTGCACCCAGAGCGGTGTTGTCTCAAGATTAGCGAATCCCTCTGCCATTACGTCCTGCATGGACGGCACAAAATTCATGCACAATATGGCCACGAAAACGATTGTCCACAGCTCATCTTTCCAGCTGTCTTTGCTGGCCTCGATGGCTGACTGCTCCCAATCCATCTCGCCGGTTGCCTGCTTCAGCTTGATCTCGGCATTCGCTTTCTGGATTGCCGTCTTGCCGTCGAGGTAGCTTGTCGCCAGACCGCCGACTGCGCCTATAATTTGGCCAATCATTTCTCAGATCCCAGCCACACGGCAAAAGCACCAGTCATGGCACCGGCAACAACGCTAATAAGCGCGCTTTGCTGCGTGCTAAGGTCAGGCTGCGTCAGCGCCCACTCGATGCAGCGTATATACATAATCGTCATCACGGCCATCATCAGGCGCGGCATGATCTTATATTCCAAAAGCTTTTCCATCTTACACCTCTATGTTGATGTTAGTGCCTTGCGGCCTGTCAGCATTGGTCTTGGTGCCGAACTTATCATAACCCTTGCCCAGATCCAACTTCTGCTCCCGAAGCGCCTCCAAATGCGTGTGGTTGGCCCTATGCTCCTTTGTTACCCTCTGCTCCACCAGATGCGCCTCTATACGCTCACGCGTCTGCGTTTGCTGGTGTATGTCCGACTGCACGTTGAACGGCGCAGAGCCTATGCCGCTCACACCGTCAGCCATCAGCGCCTCACCGCAATCCAGACAAAGCCAAACAGCGCGCCAACGCAAATCAGAAACAGCAGCAAGCCAGCCGCCCATGCGATGATCGTTTCCTTGCGCTCGATGCGTTTATACATCGCATCCTTCTGCTTCTGCCGGATCTCGTTTTCCATGCGGATTAGCTCTTGCCATGCAGACGGGCCAAGCGTTTCGCTAATCATCTTACGCAGCTCGTCGCGCATATTCTCGCGCTGCTTCTTCTGCACAAACAGATCCATCGCCTGCTGCTCGACGCTGCCGAAGCTCTGATACCATTTTGGGTTTTCTACGCGCTTCGCTGCAAAGTCGAAGTCGCTGATCGCCTTAGACCAGCGCCCCAGATCGCCAGCCATGCCCTCCAGATCCCGCCCGATCTGGCAGCCCTTGCGTATTGCGTTGAACGCGGTGGACGCTGCCATGATTGCCGTGGCGGGGTCTATCATGAATCATCGCTCCATAAGGCGGTCTATTTTCTCTTCTATGCGATCAAAGCGCGCCACGATCTGCGCCATGACGGCTGTGCTGTCTGCCTTGGTGACGTAATCCTTGGCCATTTCTTCGCGGGTCTTGTTCAGCAGAATATTGAGGCGCTGCATCTCGTCCACAGCGCTCTTCAATACCCAGCCGATCAGGCCCAATCCGGCAGTTAATGCCGCCGTCCAAAGCAAGTCAGCATCCATCAGTAAGACCCTTCCCAGACGCGCATCTTGGCGAACTCGCCTGACATCATCTTACGCTTGACGACTTCCTTGGCCGCCTCTGTATCAGACCATGATACACCGGCTTCCTTGAGCCATGCGCCAAGCACAGCGCCGTCTACGAAGCCCACAAGCCGGTTTTCGCCTGACATGCCTATGCCAGCGTCTTTTGCTGCCTGCGCGTCTCTCAGAGATTGGCTGACGTCGTGACGCTGCTTGATGACCATGTGGTCATGCTCAAAGTCGATATTTTCCGAAATCTTCGCCATGTCTTATTTCTTCTTGGCGCGTTTCGTTGGTGCGGGTGCAGGCGCTGGCTCAACATCGCCAAGCACTTTCAGTGCGTCTGGGCGAACGCGCATCAGCGTTTCAACCTCTGCGTTTGGCAGCTCGGCGTTGTCGCCTTTGACCAGCTTGCCGATTGACGTGTGAACCTTGTGGCCTACAACTAAAACTTTTTTCATGTCGATCCCTCGTTAAGCAGAGGGGGCGTGAAGCCGCCCCCTCTTGTAGTATATTACGATGTGGTGTTGTCGTAAATCGCGCCGTTGGCTTTCTCGTTTTTCGAGCAAAGCGCCAGCTCTGTAGTCACCTGACGTGTGGTGTTGTCGCCATTTTTGGCCAAGGCAACGTTCTTGGTTCCACGCAATACTGCGCATTCCCACATGTTATCCTGCAGCACGAACACGTCACGGCTACGATTTTCGCGTGACGGCATGAACTGAACCGTACCCCACGGAGTCACGTAGACTGCAAGCGACTTGACCACAGTCTCGTCACCGGCTTGTACCGCTGAGCGCTGGTTGTTGTTACCAGTGAAGCCCAGAGCAACGTTCATCTGGAAGGCTGACAGATATACTGTATCTGGCTTGCCGCCTTCTTCCCAGATTGACTGCATGACGTCGTCAAACTTGGCCTGCGAGAATGCAGTTGGAGTGCCATCGTCTGTACGCGCATCTGAGCCGTCGCCGGTTGGGTTTGCACCAGAGTTACCAGACTGGAAGTTTACGTTTGTAATCAACCATGATGGTACACCACCAGTTTTACGCGCAGCAGTGTTAGACCCTACTACGTTACCTTGGTTGGCAAACAACGCCTTTTCGATGTCGAGCTTCTGCTCTTTAGCGATAAGCAATGTTTGGTACGCCATTTCTTTGGCGCGGCCAGCATTGTCCACCGCTTCATCGGTATCGGAAATAACCACAGCGTTCTTAAAAATCTGGGTTCTCGCTCCGAGGCGCACAGTCGGCGTAACGGCATCGGCAGATGTCGCGTCACCTTCAATGTGAGCGTTTACGGCTGACGCGCGCAACGCTTGTGTTTGCCACTCAACCAGAGTGTTTTTAGCTTTTGTTTTAGCAGACTTGCTGTAAAACGGTGTCTCAGATGGGTCTACATTGTAGATTACATCTGCCAAATCTTCACGGATTCCTACGGAATCATATGTGTCGAATGTATTTGCCGGTTGGGCCATTGTCGTTTCCTTTCAAGGAGTTAGCTTTTTAACATCAAGCTCAATGCGTCATCGATTGAGCCTGTCTTCTGCAAGCGCTGTTGCGCTTTTTTACGGGTTGCAGCCTGTCCGTCTGGGCGTTTCTTTGCACCAGCTTTGACAACGGGTCGAACGCCATCAGCTTTTGACTGTGACTTCTGCCTATTGGCAACCAGTTGACGATACTTACGCGCGTCGTTTAACGCCCGCACATATCTCGCATCAGACACGCCAGCCATTTCCTCCGGCGTGAAGCCGTAGTGAACGCCTGTGTCTATGATGCCCGCCTTCAGCTTTTCGCCTTTGTCGGGATCTGCGATTTCGGGGATATACTGCTTCAACACTTCCGCTTGCTCGGCAAGGTAGGCTTGTCTAGCCGCTTGCTGTTGCTGCGCTTGTTGCTGATGCATCCCCCGCAACTGGACTAATTGCTGGTCGTGCGCGGCCTTTGCCTCGTCATATGTGAGCTTCGCTTCCATGTATCCAATCGGATCTTGGTCAAAAAGCTCTTTCGACGGTGGGGTTGGGGCTTGCAGACCACCTTGCTGGGCTTGTTGATACATAGCCAAGACTTGTTGCTGCTGTTGGGCCAATGCCTGAGACTGCTCCTTGTATTTCTTTTCCAAGGCAGCATTTTCCTGCATTTTTTGATTGATGTAACCCTGACCCGCCGCAGATTGCTTTAACTGATCCAGTGTCCAACGCTCTTCTTTGCCGTTAATTTTAACGGGGATGAGGTTGGTGTCTTCAGCCGCCTCTACTAGGTCGTCGTCATCAATTTGGTCATCTTCGACATATTCTGCGTCTTCTATGTCTTCGCCGGATGCCTCGACGTCATCATCGCCCTCCGCAACATCTTCAACTGCTTCGCTCTCAACGTCTTGAGTTGGCGCTTCAGCTGCTTCCACTGCTTCGCTTTGATTTTCTTCACTTGGCTCTGGGGCCAACATTGCCTCTACGGCATTATCTAGGCTAGTCGCTTCCACGGTGCTAGTTCCTTCGTTTGCGATCTAAAATGACCTCTGCTGCAATCGCAGCGTCGAGTGTGTCACCGATCTTGTTTAACGCACGCAGTATTGCGTGCGCCTCCTCGCGCATCTCTATATCGGAGGCTGCGCTGTTGGCGAAGATACGCATTTGCTCTTCGCGAACATCGTCCACGAACGTCTGAAACGCCGTGTCATTCTTTAGCCGCTTTGCGTCATCGGCTTGTATGCGGATGTCGGCGCTCACTGTGGTGTACCCTGAGCCATACCGCCGATCATGCGAACTTTATCCTGCTCGGCCTTGATGCGCGCCACGTCTACGGCAGTGCCGTATTGGCCATATACCTTGGCTGCGTCCACCATGAGATCCTGAGCCATCTGATCGCGCTTCAGATCGTTGTCGGCGGCTGCTTTCTGCGCATCAAGCTGCAGCTTCATCATGTCTGACTGCATCTTGCCCTGCACCTTGATCTGCTCAGCCTGCAGGAATGCGGCGTTTGGATCTTGCGCCTGCCCCTGCTGCGCCATCATAGCCTGCTGTTGCTGCTGCATCTGTAACATCTGCATCTCGATTTCCGGCGTAATCGGCGCGAAATAGCGGTCGGCATTGCGCACGCCTGACAGCGCCAGACTGTCGGCCAGCGTGTTGCGGATGTTGGTCAGAGATACCAAGCCGTTCATCGGGCCATATTGCTGGTAAACCATCTGCTGCATCTGCAGTGCTTGGTTCAATGCCATCTGCTTTTCTTCTTCGCGGCCAGTGCCAAGCCCGACGTTAATGCTGATGTCCATAGACGTATCCCAGACACGCGGATCGACGGGGATATATTGCCCGTTCATCCGCATCATGACCTCTTCGTCCATGTTCTTGTTCATCAGGCGCAGCATGACGCCAAACAAGTCACGCAGGCCGTCAGCCAAGTTGCGCACCATCACCTCTGTCTGGCCCGCAGCGGCCTGCACAGACGCCTGAACGGCTGCCTTGGTGGTAGACTGCAATGCGTCAGGATTAAGCCCCACAGAAGCGCTTGTAACGCCCGTCTTCTGCTCGGTGAGCTGATCCATATACGCAAGCGCAGATAGCGTCTGACCGGCGACAAACGGCACGCTGAGATCCTGCACAGATCCGGCTTGGCGCATCCGCACAAGTGAGCCAATCTCGTTATTTAGGACATCGTCTATATTTACTGCGCCATCCACGATACCAATGCGCGGATTGTTGGTCATCGCCACGTTGTCCAAGATGCCACGCAGAATAGACGTCGCGGCGTCTTGATCGTTTTCCACCAGCTCAGAAAGGCTGTGTCCGTACCAGCTGTGTGGCTCTGGGTCGATCTCAAACTTGGCAAACGGGATCTCGTCGCACGGCATGAAGTCTAGCAGCTCGTATGATGTGCCGCCGCAGAGAAACTTGTACAGCACCGGCACGCCGGTTCCGTCAACATCCATACGCATGTAGGCTTCTGTGATGCCGACAAGCTTCATGGACGGGTCTAGCTCGTCTTCGTCTGACAGGTCTTCCTCGTATCCTTGGCGCTCAAGAACCTCTGCGCCAGACATGTCGTTTGTGCCGTCGAAAGGCGTCAGGTTGGAGATGACCTCGAAGTCAAAACCCATCTCGACCAGATCGCCGACGCGCATGTCTGTGCGGTGCGCCACGACATATGCGTCATCAAATGACCGGCAGTCGCGGTTTACGAAAAACTCTTCCGGCGGGATGCTTTCGATGCGCAGCTCGCCCTTCATCTCCGTGCGGCTAATCTTGACCGAATGTACAGGAAGCTCGATCTGCATGCCCATCTCGTCCATCTCGATGGACATTTCCATCGTATGCTCGATCACGTCCACGTTATCCTCTTGGATCAGAAACGTGTATTCGTCATCAGACAAGTCGGTGTAGGTGTAGATCTCGGCCACGGGATAATCATGCCAATATGCCTTCACGATGCCCTGCTTCTTCACCATAGCGTCTTGGAAGGCGTCGTTTAGCACGCGGTAGCCGTTCAAGCGCGTAAACTCGTGCTGGATGTAGCTGGTGGCCTGCTCGGCCAATGCAACGTCTTCTGGCCCCTTCGGGATAAACTCTACCGGCCTCGCGGTGGACATGAAGATCCGCATCAGGCTTGGCTTCACAGAGCGTACGGTATCCCGTACCTTTGTGGCCACAACCTTGCTCCGACCGTCTTCGTGGCCAATATCAACCTCGCCGTCGTAGTAGCGCTGCGCCTTGATGCGGTCTTCGCTGATCTCGCTCTCAACGAAGTCAACGGCCTCGCTGATCGCATTCTGAACAATGCTTTCTATCTCGCGGCGATCTTTTGGTTGTGGTTGCATGTTATTGTTCCTCAGTTCCAGCTACTGCGCCAACGATATAGGGTGCCATTGTCTTTTCTATTCTAGCAAAGTTTTTAGGATTACTTACATCCAGCAAAAGATCCTTCATTATATCAGGGTCTTGCACGGCATCAATTAGCAGCCTTTGCGCCTTTGCATTCGTAATGCTTTCTAAAAATTGCTGAACTCGGCCAGACGCAATTTGTGCTGATTGCAAGCTACCGCCAAGTCCGCCACCTAATTGAGCGCCATATCTCGCCGCAAGGATACGTCCGGCGACAGAAGAAATAACATTTGGCTTAAACATCGCCATTGTGTTGCCGGTGGATGATAAAACCCTAGCTTTGTCTAGCTTTTCAAGCTCTTTTGAAATTATACGCAACCTAGACATTTCGCCCTTAGACAGCGCTTGCTGGGCAATGCCGCCTAACACCTCGTCGCTCAATGCCTCGGACAGTCTAGTTCCGCGAAGCTCTGACGTAGCGCCAGCCTCGCCCGCGACCTCAAGCACCCTCGTTGACCTTGATATTAATGCCTTAGATATTGCTCGTTTCACACCATCTAGCGCTGCGCCTGTTTTATCTTTCTTTGCAGACGCAATTAGATTAGCCATCGCTTTGGTTGGGTTTGGCGCAGATATAACCGCGTCTATTGCCCTTTCTGGATTTGATGCAGCAAATTTAGCAGATGTGCTTTCTTTTATAGATTTTGACAATTCAGCGCCGCGATCTGTAACGTCTCTAACCCGTTGTTGGCTGGATATTGATTGCTCAATCTCAGACCTTACGTTGGGGAACTCGTCTAATAAGCGCTTATTCGTGGTTAAAAAGTTTTCTGCTGATGATCTTGAGAATTGATCGCCAGTAAACACTTTTTCATTAAAAATGTTGCGCAAGTAATTTGCAGTAGCGTTTGTCGCTTCGCCTGTGTCTGGCGCGCTTCTGACGGCGGCAAGAATATCCTGCTGCGCTAAGAAGCCTTTATCCCCACCGGCCCCAATAGTGCTTTGTAGCGTAAGCTCTCTTGGCGTTGCCTCTTCGCCCCGCACGGTTCTTTTTAAAAGTTTACCAGCTGTTCCCTTGGAGAACTTGTCGTGCATCTGGCGGCTAAATGTGCGGGCCTCAACGATTGCTCTATTCACGTCGGTATCTGGCCGAATGTCATCTAGGCTTGCAAGGATAGAGTCAGCGATCTGGTTGGCTATTCTGGCCTGATCCCTATTCACCTTGTCGCCAGACACTGCATTTCTCGCAGTGTCACGCATAGCTGTGTATAAAGAATTTACTTCTTTTACCCTGTCAGTGCCTTGAGCGGCAGTAGCTTTTAAAAATGAATTTGCTTCTGCCGGAATATTTTTGCGACCTATTCGGGTTGCCCCCTCAGACAAAGACTGAATGGTTGACCTTATGCCAGACACATCCATCTCAACTTCATCAGGTATCTTATCCCAAAGCATTTTCTGATTTGCTTTGGCAACCTTTTCAGCCCTGCGCAGCTCATCGGCAACAATATTGCTGGCCTTAATCGAGTCAGTTTCTGAGGCTGGTATTTTCTTTTGCGCTGATGCTCTGGCGGCAGCGATATAGTTATCTAGCGTGTCTGAAAACTCAGCTTGGCGTTGGGCTACAAATGCCTGCGCGTCTTCAACCTTACCCCCAAACTCAAGGCCTTCTCTTGCGGTTGTTTCGGCTTCAAACTGGCGCTGTGATATTGCCTCTGCAACTTTTGGGTCTTGCTGCATTGCTGCACGCTGCAACTCAATAAGCTTTGCTTCGTTTGTTTGCTCGGCAGGCGTCAAGCCAAGCTCAGTATCGCCTGATCTAATTCTTCCAGCGACTTCTATGGCTCTTTCCCTGCCGCCAGCAAGCTCACGAACACGCTCCCCAGCCAGACGCCTAGCGCCTGCTTGCGTGAACGGCGCAACAGCACCGGCAGTGGCGCTTATTCCAGTTCCAAGAAAAGGTGTGGCTTTGGCAACAGCAGCTGCGCCACGTCCGGCGGTTCTCAGTGCTGGGCCAACTGCTGCGGGGGTCAAGCCACCCGCAAGGCCAGCGATTTGTTGTGCTGTTTCGCCGTACCCCCTACGCTCTGCTTCTTCTGCGGCAGTGGCAGCAGCGCCACCAGCAGCAAGCTCTGCTGCAAACCCGCCAGTTGTTGCAAGCTGCGGGGATACTGTTCTGGCCACTTGCCCAATAAGGCTTGGCGCGGCCTGCAAAGCCTGCACACCTTTAGCCACAGGAACAGCGGCAGCAGCGGCAGACCCAATTCCAGCTCCAAGGTTTTCCACAAAACCTTCTGCCTCGCCTTCAGCAACTCTAACCCCGCCCGCAGCCATTAAGTTCTTTAAACCAGTTGTCGCGGAGCCTGTGTATTCGTCAAATGGGTTTATAAAGTCAACTAATCCACCAACACCTTCGGCAATGGATTTATTCATCTGTGCGGTAAAACCATCACCCTCTTCGACAGACTCCTGCACCTCTGCCTCGGCTTGCAATGTTTTAGCAAGGCGCGCCATTTTTCTTGCCGACTCCATGTCGCCTTTGTCATGCGCGATCCTCATGGCCTTCAAGGCATTTTCAAATGTTAAGTCTGCCATTATCAAAGCTCATCTTGCTGCAATAGTGAATTCATCAAATCAATTTCAACAGGATCAACTGCGGAGCTTGGCGCTGGGTTTAGCTTTCTATCTATTGCGTTTTTAAGAGATTGATATTGGCCCAAAAGATCCTTAACTGGTTGAAGCGAAGACTGAGCAGACCGCCTAGCTGCTGCTGGGGCAGTTGAGTCTTTTGATATTGCATCTGCATTGCTTAACGTTCTTTGCAGCATATCAATAACCTTATCCGCTTTTTTTCTAGCTGCATCTGGGCCAGTGCCAATGTCTGAGGGGGATATGGTCAAAAACTCTTCTACCCTTTCCCTAATAAAGTTTGTGGGCTTCCCAGCGAATTGGGTGTCGGCAAGAGCCAAAGTCTCAAGTTTCAACACATTCATCGCTTCAGCCACTTCGCCCGCCTCTCCCGCAACCTGCCCCGCTCCAATAGCGTCAGTCACTTTGTTTAGGTAAAAATTAGCCCACCCACGAGCGCCCGTGGCAAGGGTTGGATCAAGCCCCTCAAACTGACCTGCGGGGGCGACGTCAACATCCTCCACCTCTGCGGCAACCGATTGAGGCACGCTTGGGGCGATGACCTTGCCTGTTCCTTTATCTATTAGCTGCACTTGGCCTGTTATCGGGTCTTGGCTAGTGGTCAATCTCCCATCCGCTATTGCTATGGCAGTCGCTCGATTAAGACCAGTCTCCATTAGCCTTTGAATTTTATTTTCAGCAGCAGAAACTTTAGTGGGCTTTGCCGACAATAACTGTTTTTCCAAACCAAACTTATAATCTGCCAATTCCTTCTGCCGCTCAAACGCACGACGCTCGCCAGCTTCTGCAAATAGCTGAGCTGCTGCTTGCTTGGGGTCTAGCGTTCCTGCTTTTACCATGTCGGCAAGATCAGTCCGGCCAGCTTTCTCAAGCATATTTACCGTGCGGTTGCCTTTGATCTTATCTGCGCGTTTCAGCTGCGCCGCCTGCAAGACTTGCGGCAAGTTTGGATCAGGATTGATCGACATGCTGTTTAACCATCCAGCAAACGCGCCCGCCATATCCTTGCGGCGCGCTGACTTTTCCTGACCGATAAAGTCCTCTTCGTCGAAACCTGCGTTTTGGTTAATCATGTCGTTCATTCCTTACATCGCTGCATACATAAATGGCAGCTTCAGATAATCAAACAGTCCGGCCTCTTTTGTACTTGTTTGAGACTGAGGCGTTGGCGTAGCCCCAAGCGCCGCCAATGGCGCTGAAAGCGCTGCCTGCGGTGCGCCTGTGTAGCCTGCATATTGGCCGCGCGCCGCGTCGATAAGCGCCTGCTGCAATCCTTGCTGCATAAGACCCTGCTGCATCTGCTGCTGCTGGATCGCTTGGCCAGTGCCGAATGCCTGCTGGCCAAGCCCAGCGAGCTGCCCTGCCGCACCCAAACGCGTACCCATTGCGGATTGCTGCGCTGCCAAGTTTTGCGCCTGAGCAGATGCCGCCTGCTGAGCCGCGTATTGCGCAGCAGCGTTTTGCGCTGCCACATTGGATGCTTGAACTTGCTGGCCGCGAGCAATGTTTGCCGCCTGCGCCTGCTGCAGCGATCCAACGCCAAAGCGCTCGGCAGCTTGACGCGCCGCGACGTTTGCCGCTTCCGTTGCCGCTCGCTGGCCAATGTCGAACTGAGCCGCGCCCATCGCCTGCTGGAACCCTTGCTGGCGTAAACGCGCTGCCGCGTCTGCCGCCTGCTGCCCGTATGCTGCACGCGTTTCCGCTTCCGCAACGCCTTGGCGTGACCCGCCAAACGCTCCCGCGCGCTGGGCTTGCGCGCCCTGCACGTTGAGCGCCTTTTCCTGCGCAGATGCAATATCGCGCATAGTCATGTCGATGACTTCCTGCTGATACGGCGACTGATATTGGCTGATGTCAGTCGTTGCGAGCTGCTGAGCCGCTGCCTGCGATGGCTGGTATGCGAAGCCAGTTTGCTGTCCGGCGACGGCTTGCTGGGCTGGCGTATACCCAACTGCCTCGATCTGGCGTGGCG